ACAATTGATTACGCCAGACACTGTTGCAACAAGAGATCAAGATCTTTCGGATGTAGCACAAGAGGTTGGAACCGTAACGGCCATTGGAGTGACCGCAGACACGCTGGTTCCTCCCGCAGCAAAACCAATTGTAGAGGGTGCTAAAGCCGCTGCACGATCTGTAGCGAGAAAAGCTGGAGAGATTGGTGAACAAATTGGCGAATCAATGTTTCCGCGTTTTGATCCTGCAATTTTACAAGAATCAAAATACCCTTTAACCGTGGGCCAAAGAACGGCAGAAATCCCCATGGGTCCAACTCCCAGAAGCACCGAGATGACTGGCGTAGAAGATGAGTTGAGACGAGCGCAAGATGCGGGTATCGGCACATTCATCATAAGAGGTTTTGATGATGCACAATTAGGCGAAATACGCAAAGATGCTTTAGACCTTCAGTCTGAATTGGGGGCCAACACAATAGGAGCGGACGGGCTGTACGCCAACATTCCAAGTGCGGCAGCAGAACAGGCTCAAACGATTGTTACAGGAAGAGCTTCTCAGCTCAAGGAAGAGTCTCAGGAGTTGTACGAAAATCTTCGTTCAATTTCAGATCCTCCAATGATGAACCCAGAGGGGGTCGCCACAATTTCTAGGCAGATGCTTGACGAGCTTCCTCGCTTTGGGTTTTCGCCCGGACAAATTGTTGATGGACCTTTATCTAGAGAGGTTACTAGGCTAAGACGATTAGAAAAACTAGCAAAAAACCCAAAGTTTAAAGACCAAGCTTTATCTAGGTTGCACGATTATCAGAAAAGTCTGAACGTATCAATACGTCAAGCTGGACCGGGAACTCCAGAAGAAGGCGCTCTGATTGCAATGAAGCAAAACTTGGATGACGCGATTTACAACGGTATTGAACAAGGTTTTATCAAGGGCAACCAAGAGGTTCTTGATCAACTTAAAAACGCAACCGTTTTATATCGTCAATATGCTGGGCTGACTGGTAAGCTGTCAAAAGCAAACTCTAATAAAGTTGCCGCCAACAAAATACTGAAGTCTTTATCAGACAAAGATTACACGCCAGTGCAGGTGGTTAACTTGTTATTTGGCCACAATAAATTTGCTCCAAACCAAGCTGTGCCGTTGGTTTTGTCTGAACTTCAAAGGTCATTACCATCGTCTGAATACGATCAAGTAGTGAGATTATTGAAGGACGGAATACTAACCAGAGCGTTTTCTGGGGCTGGAGGAGATATAACCAGAACTGCAATTGTAAAAAATTACAATGATGTCTTTAATAACCAAAGGGCAATTATTGACATGCTTTTTAGCCCAGATGAGATTGCTCGAATCAAGCAGTTTAGACAAGATGTGATGCCAACGCTCTGGGCAGAAATCAAAGACAACCCATCAGGCACTGCCTATAAAGTGCTTTCATCTTTGTCTCGTCAGCAGCTTTTAAGTTTTCCAAGTCTCCCAGTTAGGGCAGCGGCCCCTTCAATAATTAAAGGAGTGGAAGAAGCTAGTTCTGGCAAAATGGCAGCAACAGCGATAAAACAAACTTTAGATCGATTCCAGTCTCCACTTTTTTCTGGTAGCGCACAAGCTGCAATAAGACCTTATGCAAGAGAAGAGGGTGAAGCAGAAAAAGCGTTGCCTGAATTACCGGAAGTTGAAAGAGCAAAGCTGAATGAATCTCTCAACAACGCACAAGGTAGTGTGCAACCAGAGCCTGTAGATGAGCAAGCAATGGCAGCTCCGATGCCTTCTGTTGTTGATAACATGCCAGTCTTTGAACCACTAGAGACAGGACCGCAAACGTCAGGGGTAGATGCTTTGTCTTCGATTGTTTTACCAAGAGACGATGACAGAGAACTTGCTATGCGGTTACGCGCCAGACGATCTGGCATTGGTGGTTTAGTCTAGATCCAACTCGCCTTGTGGCTCAGATTCATGAGCTAAGATGACGGCGCTATCTACATCGTAGTTGAACTCATAACCCATGTACTGTTCGTCGCCAACTTGTATGACAAGGTTGCGTGATATCAAACGCATGAGTGCCGCTTGATGGTGGAGGGTTAGCCTTGAAAACAAATCGATCACTTCCTTTGCTTCAAGGACTGGCTGATAAGTCTGGGGGACTGGCTTCTTTCGCTTGAACAAATTCATGATCGGCGTTTGTCAAGATGAGCTTGTACTCGTTCGCTATGCCCACTTCCAAATATAAATTCGTATTCTTTCTCAATCAAAACCTTGAGCTGGCCAATCTTTGAACGCTCCTGATGGCTACAAATTTTCTGCAACATATTGTAGGTGCGTACGTCCAGAGCCAACGATTTGCGAGTTTTAGAATCCTCCATTGTTAATTCCTATGTTCATGTGTAGCACATTCTATAATTTTTTGTGATAATGTGCAAACATGTATGTACTAAAGAACTACATGCTCTCGATGCAGAGCCATTGGATGATTAATCAGAACACGTACCAAGCCGTGCAAGATTCTCTGCCTACGATCACGCGCTACATGGCTCAGCGCGGCATGGATAAAATGGAGCGCACGCCTATACATAAGATGGCTAAGAATCCATTTCCAGATGTGTACACGATCCCCATCTTCAGGCGCAGCTGGTGCAAGATGATGTGTCAAGAAATTGATCACATGAAGAAAGAGTTTGGGTTTGAGTCTAACTCCAGTGAAGATGACATGCGGCAGATCCCTGAGATTATTTTAAAGGAGAGATGCCCAGAGCTTTACACCAATATGTGGTTTGTGGTTCGCAACGTAATTGATCCCATCATCATGTCCCTCTGGCAACGAAGTTGCCCGGACCCTGCCAGCATTCAGATTGCTAACTACAATCTAGCTGAGACAGAGATGGGGCATTGGCATCATGACGAGTCATCAGACATCTCTGTGGTTGTGCCATTGAACACGGGATCATACACAGGCGGCGGCACAGAGTTTCATAACCATGGCAAGCTCAAACCTTTACCCAACGGCCATGGTTTAATCTTTCCCTCCTTCACCCACAACCATCGAGGCCTGCCCGTCAGCAAGGGCGATAGGTATCTGCTGGTCTTCTGGCTCTACAATAAATCCCGTGTCGTTGATCTGATCCAAGCTAATCCATAACTCCCATAAAAATTAACTGAAAATAGTTGTATAAATTTTTATAAACTTGTAGACATGGACACGGAAATAGCGTATCTTTATATCCATCAACTGAACGAACCGGAGATAAAGATGGGAAAACGACGAGACGCAGCTCAAGAGATCACTACCAAGATCATTGAGCTGATGGAAGAGCATGGCTCTGATTGGATCAAGCCATTCGCAGACTTGGCTGGATCTCCAGTCAACGCAAAGACTGGCGAGAAGTACAGCGGAGGCAACGCTTTGTGGTTAGGTCTTCAGGGCCAAACCTACTGGGCTACCTTCAACCAGTGGAACGATCTTGGCGCTAGAATTGTTGCTGGCTCTAAAGCGACTATCATTAGACGGCCTATGTTTGCTCCTGATGAAGATTCAAGTGATCCCAAAGCAACTAAGCTGGTTGGCTTTGATTACGCTAACGTGTACTCGGCAGCGCAGGTGACAGGTTGGGATGAGCCTGTTGTTGAGATCGTTGACAATACTACCAAGCTTGAACAGGTAGACCAGTTTATCGAAAACACATCTGCTGAGATTCGATTCACTTCTCAGGGACGCGCCTACTACCATCGTCTGACTGACTCGATTCACATGCCTAACCG